AGAAGTGACGGTGCTATATGTCAAGCGCGAATCTGAGAATCAAAAGACTCAGTTAGTCGCGCTCACCCAGCAGACCAGCGATGACCAACAGGTCATTACTGGTTCTGACCGCCCGTTAATCAATGTCGAGGTCAACCACCAGCGCCTGCATGAAGGTCGCGCGTTCTTTGCCTACTATGTGCAAAACAGCGGCGTACCACTTGCCGATGGTGCCAGCATAAACATTGTGCTGGCCGCAGGCCCAGGCACCACACCGCACATGACCGTTGGGTCATTCTGCGGTGGCGATAGTGAGTTCTTTTTGTTTGAGGGCGCGACCAGCACGGGCGGTACATCGTTCACGCCGGTGCGCCGCAACCGAACGATTGCAACAACGAGCAACGTGGCAATGGTGATTAATCCAACCGTTAGCGGCACAGGCACCGAGTTGTTTGAAGAGTTCTTGCCTGGTGGCACCAAGAAGAAAGCCGGCGGTGGCGGCGGTGACTCGCTGGAGTATGTACTTGCGCCGCTGACGAATTACCTGGTGCGGTTGACCAATGTGTCAGGCTCCGCGCAGATAGCCGAGTTGGTATTGGAATGGTATGAGTAAGCAGCCAATCAAAGACCCAAAGGGTGGCTTGACCGCTGCTGGGCGCGCGTACTTCAAGAAGAAAGAGGGCGCGAATCTCAAACCAGGCGTCAAGGGCGCGGCAGATACGCCGGAGAAGATGCGCCGCAAGGGTTCGTTCTTAACTAGGTTCTACACCAATCCAAGTGGCCCGCTCAAAAAAGAAAATGGCGAACCGACACGGCTGGCGCTGGCCGCTCGGGCTTGGGGGGAATCAGCGCCTACCTCTCGATCTGCCGCCGCAAAACTTGCCGCCAAAGGTCGAAACCTATTAAAACGATACGAAGCGAGAAAGAAAAATGGCTGACCGTTTATCTGTTGAGCAAATACTTCAGCGCCATAAGATTGCATTAAACCGCAAGGAAGATTTCCGGGCGCTTTACGAAGACGCCTACGAGTTTGCCTTGCCGCAACGGAATATGTACGCTGGCGACTACGAAACAAATCACACCGGGCGCAAGAAGATGACCCGCGTGTTTGATAGTACAGCCATTGGCTCGACGCAACGCTTTGCCAACCGCTTGCAGTCTGGCATATTCCCCGCCCAGCGCAAATGGTGCCGTCTTGAGCCTGGTTCTGATATTCCTCCGCAGCGTCGAATCGAAGCCCAGCAGGCATTGGACTTGTTCAATGACAAGATGTTTTCTGTTTTAAAGCAGTCAAACTTTGACATTGCCATTGGCGAGTTTTTGCTTGACCTGTCTGTCGGAACCGCTGTAATGATGGTTCAGCCAGGGGATGCCGTTAATCCAATTAACTTTATTCCTGTACCTCAGTATCTAGTGACGTTTGAGGAAGGTGTTAATGGGCGTGTGGATAACGTCTATCGCCGGATGCGTATTAAGGGCGAATCAATCCAACTGCAATGGAAAGACGCAAACATCTCGGAAGAGTTGCAAAAGAAGATTGATGACAAGCCGACTGAAGAAGTTGATCTGATTGAGGCAACAATTTACGACACCAAGCGGGGCGATTACTGCTATCACGTTATACATGAGAAAAGCAAAGAAGAGCTTGTATATCGTCGTAAAAAAACCAGCCCTTGGGTTGTGTCTCGGTATATGAAGATTGCTGGCGAGACTTATGGTCGCGGCCCAGTCTTGACTGCGTTGCCTGACATTAAGACTCTTAATAAGACTCTTGAATTGGTTCTGAAGAACGCCAGCCTTGCGATTACTGGGGTTTATACCGCCGCTGATGATGGTGTTCTCAACCCAGCAAACGTGCGGATTATTCCGGGTGCAATCATTCCTGTTGCTCGCAATGGCGGGCCGCAAGGCGATTCGCTCAAGCCCCTGCCTCGCGCCGGTGACTTCAATACCAGTCAGATCATCATTAATGACTTGCGGATGAATATCAAGCGCATCATGCTTGATGAGAGCCTACCGCCTGACAACATGAGCGCGCGTTCTGCCACCGAGGTGGTCGAACGCATGAAAGAGTTGGCTCAGAACTTGGGAAGCGCGTTTGGTCGATTGATCAATGAAACCATGATCCCGCTAGTCAGTAAGATTCTTGAGGTCATGGATGAGGCTGGTCTGATTGCCTTGCCTCTGCGCGTCAATGGGCTAGAAGTCAAGGTCACGCCCGTGTCTCCATTGGCTATGGCTCAGAACATGGATGAAATCAACAGCATCGTCCAGTTCTTCCAAATTGCCCAAGGACTCGGCCCGGAGGGGCAGATGGCAATGAAGGTAGGCGAAGCGTTGGATTTGATTGGCGATAGGCTTGGCGTACCGGCTTCGGTGCGTACTACACCAATGGAGCGTCAGCAGATGATGCAGCAGATGCAGCAGGCGGCACAACAAGCCGCTATGGCTCAACAGGCGCAGGCTCAAGGCCAACCACAAGGTCAGCCCGAAGGTATGCCTGCTGAAGGTATGGCGTGAGCTGGGAAGACCTAGAGACGCAAGCGCCGCCGCCTGAAGTGCCGCAGGCGACTATTGATATCAACTTACTCATAGCTAGGGCGTTTTCTAGCGAAGAGGGCAAGAAGGTGCTGGCCTGGATGCGAGAGTTTTATCTTGAGCAACCATGCTGGCAACCAGGCGCGGAATCCTCCTATGGGCAATGGAGGGAAGGACAGAACTCTGTCATCCGCGATATTGAAGCCCGTATCCGAAAGGCAAAAGATGAGCGAGGAAGCAAATGACAACTCCGGCCTGCTAGACGCTGCTTCGGCAGAAGAAGAGCAGACAACCGAGAGCCAAGAGCAACCCACGATTGACCATATCCAAAAAGACCCAAACGCAGAGGATGACACTCCGCTAGAGCGCCCGGACTTTTGGCCTGAGAAGTTTTGGGTTAAAGATAGCAATGAACCTGACCTAGAAGGAATTGCAAAGTCCTACACGGAACTTGAGAAGCAGTTTCGATCCGGCAAACACAAGCCGCCGGAGGATGGTAAATACAGTCTTGAGGGGCTTGATAGTCTCAAAGAAGATGACCCTGTTGTTCAAGCCTACACCGGCTGGGCGGCAAAATATGGCTTGTCTCAGCAGGCTTTTACCGAGTTGGCTAGTCAGATTACCCAAATGGGTAGCGATCAGCAACAACAGGTTGAGCAGAACGTCAAGCAAGAAAGAGAGGCTCTTGGCCCTAATGCCGATGCTATCATCAATAGCATGGTGACCTGGGGCCGAGGTATGGTGCAGAAAGGCATTTGGGGCGCTGAAGACTTTGAAGAGTTCAAGGTTTGGGGCGGCACGGCATCCGGCATCAAGGCTCTTATGAAATTACGCGAAACTTACGAAGGGCGCGTTCCTGTGCAGGCCCCACCTAGCCAGGAGTCCCATAGCCGCGAAGAGCTAGAGGCTATGGTTGCCAATCCTGAGTACAAGACAAACCCGGCTTATCGAGCCAAGGTCGAGAAAATGTTTGAGCAAACCTTTGGCTAGAATCCAGTTGTCTCCTCGATGGCTCCACAGCCGTCTTAGCCCCGCCTAGTGCGGGGATTTTTTTTATCAGAAAGGGGTTGACAATAGTTAATGACTATGCAATACAATAGGGTGTCGATAACCGAAAGGCCGACTAAGACTGTATTCAGTCCATCGGTGCGATGTAATGCACAAGTCACGGCCCGAGCAATCGGACAACCAGCGGCGATAAGTGACCTTTATCAACCGTTTTCAGGAGAAAACAAATGGCAGTTTCGATTTCAAATGCCTTTGTTACCCTGTTCGATACGGAGGTGAAGCAGGCGTATCAAGCTGATGCCGTGCTGCGTAACACCGTCCGTCTTCGTACTGGCGTACAGGCTTCTACTCATAAGTTCCCCAAAATTGGGTCAGGCGTGGCCACCGTGCGTGTCCCGCAAACCGACGTTACCCCGCTGAACGTCACCTACTCGCAGGCGACTGTTACCCTGGCTGACTACATCGCTGCTGAATACAGCGATATCTTTAACGCCGGCAAGGTTAACTTTGAAGAGCGTCAAGAGTTGGTGCAAGTGGTGGGCAAGGCTATTGGCCGTCGCGCTGACCAAATCATCATCGACGCGCTTGCCGCATCGGGCACCAGCCTGACCGTGAGCAACGATATCGGTGGTACCGACACCAACCTGAACGTAGCCAAGCTGCGCGAAGCCAAGCGTCTGATGGACGCCGGCAACGTGCCAATGGAAGAGCGTTACATCCTTATCCATGCCAGCAACCTGTCGAACTTGTTGTCGGAGACCTCGGTCACCAGCAGCGACTTCAACACGGTTAAGGCTTTGGTGCAGGGTGATATCAACACCTTCCTTGGCTTCAACTTTGTGACCATTGGCGACCGCGACGAAGGCGGCTTGACCGGCGGCGGCAGCGGCTCTGACCGTACCGTGTACGCTTGGCACAAGACTTCGCTCGGCATGGCCGAGGGCATGGGTATCCGCAGCGAAATCAATTACATCCCCGAGAAGACCTCTTGGTTGGTGTCGTCGATGTTGTCTGCTGGTGCTACTGCCATCGACGCTGGCGGTATCGTGTCCATCACCTGCCGCGAATAAGGAGTTAAATCATGGCTTTTAGTACAAGTGGATTCACCGTTTACGGTGCTGCAAAGTCAGGCAACGCGCCTAGCCTGTATGGCTATGCAACTGCCGATGCCATTGCGGATGTGAACACCTCCGGGTATTTCAACGACCTGGCCAACACGCTGCAAGTTGGTGACGTTATCCTAGTTCGCTCTTCGACCGGCGGCACCCAGGCTCTGTCTTGGGTCTACGTTGCGTCGAACGCCAGCGGCGTGGTTGACGTAACCGATGGCTTGACCATCACCGCCACCGACTCCGACTAAGGTGTCGTTTAGATTGGCCGACCCTTGGCTTCCAGGGGTTGGCCTTTCTTGCATGGAGGATAAGAATGGCTGCCGGTGATACATCTTTAACAGTTTGCTCAGACTCGCTTTTGCTTCTTGGGGCGCGTCCAATATCTTCTTTTAATGAAGGTACTGATGAGGCAAATATTTGTGATCGTATTTATCCCCATGTAAAGAAATCTACCCTCCAAGCCTATCCTTGGAGTTTTTCTTTTAAGAAGGTGCAGTTGGCTCGCACCATCAATACTCCAGTAAACGAATACAAATACGAATACACATTGCCTTCAGATCGGCTAGGTGCAATCCGTAGGGCGTACGTCTCTACGTCTGTTGGTGCTAGACCATTTAGCAATTGGACTATCCAGGGCGACAAACTGCTGACTAGCGAAGAGTCCATTGTTGTGGACTACCAATATCTTCCTGGTGAAGATGAGATGCCTGCGTATTTCATCCAGTTGCTGAATTACATGATGGCGTGGCACATTGCTGACGCAATCACAGACCAAACAACCAAGAGCCAATACTGGCAGGGTATTGCGGTAGGCTCTCCTAGCGAAAACAACCGAGGCGGTTACTTCCGCACGGCTATGGTTATTGACGGCCAGGGCAACACGACCCAAGCCTTTGAGGACTACTCGCTGATTAACGTGAGGTATTAATGACCCGCCTCACCCTCATTCAGACAAACTTCAGTAGCGGAGAGATCGATCCTCTGTTGCGAGCGCGTGTTGACCTAGATCAATACAGGAACGCGGCTGAGACTTTGGAGAATGTGCTTGTTCAGCCACAGGGTGGTGTGCGCCGCCGTGGTGGCCTGAAGCATTTATTTGAGATTCCTAGCGGGGCTTCTCCTGAAAACGGCACTCGGATGATTCCATTTGAGTTCAATGTAGATGACAGCTATATGTTGGTATTTGTAAACCAGCGTATGTATGTCTTCCGCAACAAGACCCTGATTACCAACATTAATGGTAGTGGCAATGATTACGCTACTGTAACTGCGGTGACCAGCAGTATCTTGTCTACGATGTGCTGGACGCAGAGTGCCGATACGCTCATCGTTACTCACAAAGATATCAATCCAATCAAGATTGTGCGCGGGGCGACTAATGCTGATTGGACTGTTAGCAATATTAGTTTTGACTCAATTCCTCAGTACGCTTTTACTCTGTCAACGAGTAATCCGGCTGGGACGCTGACGCCTTCTGCTGTTGATGGGAGCATCACTCTTACTGCGTCTTCCGGCGTCTTTAACGCTAGTAGCGTGAACCAGTACATTAACGCAAGCCCCCAGGGCCGCGCTAGGATTGTGGCGTACAAGTCATCGACCTCGGTCGAGGCGGTAACCGAGATTCCATTTTTTAACACTAGCGCGATTGCCAATGGCGATTGGGAGTTGGAGGCTGGTTATGAGAATGTTTGGTCTGCGTCGAGAGGCTGGCCTAGAACCTGTACCTTCCATGAAGGCCGCTTGTATTTTGGTGGTAGCGGGACTCGCCCATCTACTATTTGGGGTAGCAAGGTTGGTCTGTATTTTGACTTCAACCCTGACCAGGCGTATGACGATGATGCTGTCGAGGCTTCGTTAGATACCAACACGCTGAACGTCATTACCGATATCATCAGCGGCAGGGACTTGCAAGTCTTTACTACTGGCGGTGAGTTCTATGTTCCTCAAGATGGCTTAACTCCAATTACGCCAAATAACTTCTTTGTTAGGACTGTTAGCCGCAATGGATCGAGGGAAGGTATCCGGGTTCAACAGGTTCAGTCGGGGACTATATATGTTCAGCGCCAAGGCAAGGCTCTTAATGAGTTCTTGTTCAGCGATACCACGTTATCGTATGTCAGCGCATCTATTAGCCTGTTATCAAGCCATTTGCTTGTTTTGCCGCAGGAGTTGGCTCTTCGTAAAGCAACTAGCACAGATGAATCAGATGCCCTGTTTGTGTTGAACAACAATGGCAACATGACGGCGTATTCAATCCTGCGCCAGCAGAACGTGGTCGCTCCTAGCCGTATAACGACAGATGGTGATTTCAAGGATGTCGCGGTAGACATTGAAGACATCTACACGGTAGTCAAGCGCACGTTTGATGGCACAGACTATTATTTTGTCGAGGTGTTTGATAGCACAACATTTACTGATTGTGCATTTACTGGCGGTGCCGCTGCTAGTGCTTCTAGTCTGCCGCATGAAGGCGCAGAACTCAACGTCATCTGTGATGGCAATGTGCTTGCCAACGAGACTGTTAGTAGTGGGTCTGTGACGTTTGATCGAGCCAGCACAACCAGTTATGAGGTTGGGTTGCCGTTTAACGTAACAGTCAAGACTCTGCCAATTGAGCCGCGTATATCAGCGGGTGTTCGTACTGGATACCGCAAGCGGATATTGGAGGTCAATGCTTTGTTATACGAGACTCAGCATCTGAAGATAAACAACGTCTTGGTGCCAATCCGCACATTGGACACCGATGGTGTTCTAGATGAATCTACGCCTTTGTTTACCGGCACAAAAGTAATCAATGGATTGCTTGGTTATAGCAAAGATGGTCAAATTACTGTGACACAAGAATTGCCATTGCGCCTGACGTTGTTGGGGCTAGAGTTCAAGATGTCCACCTATGGAGGCACATAATGGAATTTATTGCTGCTATCGGCTCCGCAGTTAGTTCTGCCGCATCTGCTACTTCGGCTTATTTGGCAACCGCAGGCACGGCTGCGAATCTGCAACTTGCTGGCACGGTTTTGTCTACTGTTAGTGGCATTGCTCAATCTCAACAAGAAGCAGAGGCTATGCGCCTAAAAGCCACACAGGAGGAACTACAAGGGCGTCAGAACGCTTTGAACTACAACAGGCAGGCATTACAGATTTATGAGCGCCAGCAGCGTCTAGCGGCTACTGTAAGGGCTAGAGCGGTTGCTGGTGGTGTAGACCCATTAAGCGGTAGTGCTTTGACTGTTCAGCAGGTTGATGCTATCTATGCTAGTAAAGAGGCAGCGATAGCAAGAGAAAACGCAGAGATGACGATTAGTGGAGGTTTGGCTCAATCTCAAAGTCTGCGTTCTGCTGCTGCGGCTACTGAGGCTTACGGCATGGTTGCTAGTGCGGCTAAAGGGCTTACGGGTCTGGCTCGATACCAGGATGCTCGGATTCCAACTGTGGCGGTGGGTTAAATGGCAACAGGACTACCTCGATATCAAACAATGGGCGTCCAGTACGCCGATTTGCCACAGGTTTCTACTGCTCCTCAACGTGCGGCCGTTGCTGGTTTAAGTCAGATTGATCAAGCGATCAATCAGATGACATCGTATTTTCTAGATAAAGCAACGATAGAAGCAAAAGAGGCTGGCATGAAGTATGCCGCCGAAAACCCTCTTACTAAAGAGCAGGTCGATGCGTCTTTAGGCGACCCCAAGGCTCTCAAGGTGAAAGGCGCTGGGCGCATATTTCAGTCAACCTATGAAGCAACTCAGGCAAGTATGTTGGCTAGTGAGTTGCAATTAGAAGGCCAAAGGCGAATTGGAAATGTATCTGCCGCGATTAAAGCTGGTCAGCCGGTAGATTTAGAACAGATACAAAAAGATATCAAAGACATGATTGATGGGTATGGCTCTACAGTCATGGCTCTCGATCCAGCTCAGTCTGTAAAACTTCGCGCATCTCTTGCGACAACTGCAAACGCCTTGTACAAAGAGGCTGCTACTGCTGCAATTGAGAGGCGTAATGCGGGGATAAAATCAGACCTTGAAAAGTCGCTTATTGATCTCAGGCCGGTTATTGAGAACATATGGAATATGGCTGGCACTATTTTGCCTGACACCGGCAAGCCGGTTAATGTTTACGCGATGATAGAAAACATTTCTCAGCCATATAGGATGTCTGTAGGGGTGTTGCGCTCAGATGAGTACTCTGTCAAATTTGACAAGATGGTTCAAGAGTCAAAGATTGGGGCTTTGGTTTCTAGAGCAACGAGCGCAGAATTTGCCGCGACTGGAGGTCAAGCAGCCACTAGGATTCAAAAAGGCGACTTTGGGAACTTTAGTGATTTGTATCGCGGCTTGACGCAAGAAGAAAAAGATGACGTATTTGAAAAAACAGAAAAATATTTTAACCGCGCATACCAAGCCAGGAAAAGAGATGAAGACGCGACAGACAGAGTAAACAAAGAGAGGGGCAGGGTTTTAAGTTTAGAGTTGTTAAACCCTAGTATTACAGCCGTTAGAAAAAACGAAGTTATTGGCGATCTGCTTAGATTGGGGTTTATCACGCCAACAACCGCTTTGTCCATGTCAAAACCAGCCTCGCCTGATGGCGACCCGGTTCTTACTATCCAGTTAACTGACATGGCTAGGCGCGGAATATTGGATATGGATCAACTGGCAGAAAATAGGGATAGGCTAACTGACAGCCAATTTATTTCAATTGGCAAAGCAATAAATAGCACATCTGCTAGAAACGCTCTTAATGACATCAGGTCTGAAGCCGGGATTGTTGAGGGCGAAACACTTGTTGGTGGTGATAGCCGCCGCGTAATCTTTGAGACTATGCGGAAAGACTATACCCGCTTGATCGGAGAGCAGAATCCAAAAACAGGTAAGTTGTATACAGATCAAGAAGCCGCAGCAGAGGCTATTAAGTTATATAGAGATAGCGACTTAAAGAAAAAAAGAGATGAAAAAAGAACGGCCGCAGAAAGATCGATCAGGAGAAGTTTAGTGTTTGGTGGGTATCTAAAAGACAAAGATGATGACATAGGTTTCCCAATTGAACAAATTGATCCCGCCAGCCTCAAAAAACTTGATTCAGACGAATTGGCAAAAGTCATTCGGCAATTAGAAATATATAAAAATAATCTTTAACTGGAATGGCAATGGATTTAGAAGCAGAACTCCTCAAAGAAAGAGCAGAGCTCTTTACTCCCAAGATTGATGCAGAGCCTGAGCCTGAAGGCCTGCCTATGGAGGTTGAGACTGGTCAAAGGTCTGCCGAGGACTATGCCATTGATGTTGGCCGATTTGTTAAAGGCTTGGTGACTGGGGCGGCTGGCCTTCCTGGCGACTTGCTGTCTATCGTGCGAGGCGTTTATGAGATTGGTGCGCGTGGTGGAGATGAGTCCAAAGTAGAGGCGTTTTTGCGTGGAATGGATGAAGGACTGTTTGCCCCAACATCAGATGATATCAACAAATGGATGAATGAAAACGTGCCTATGCCGGAGGCTATGAAAGAGCGCGGCATGACAGGTACTGTTGGTGAGTTTGTTGCTCCAGGTGGCGCTATCGTTAAAGGCGCAAAAGTTGCTGCAAAATCAATCAAGGGTTCTAAAAAGGCGGCAGGTGCTATTGCATCTAGTAGTGCAATCGGTACAATCCCGAAAGAGAACAAAGGGACTAAGTAATGGCAATTTCCCCTCTTGACCAGCGCCTTGATGCGTTATCAAAAGAGCAAGAGCAGATGGACTTGCGTCTTAGTGAGGCAGAGTTGCCTGCGCCCGATAGAACTTTATCTTCTGCTATTGAGCAAGAGGCTCCTGTCGAGGAGGTTGATGGCGTTCAAGTTGCTGGTGGCAGAAAAAGTGTTATCGCCGAGATTGTAAAAGGCGTATCTAATATTGAAATCAAGAAACCGCCGCCTAGCCCGGTTGGCGATGCTGCCATTAAACAAGATGAGCAGCAAGTAAAAAGGATTGTTGAGGAAGTCGGCGTTCCAACCGAAAAGGAAGGCTTCAGACCGGCAACCACCGAAGATAAAAAAATGCTTCGGGTGGAAACAAAAACGCTCCGAGCAGCAGAGCAGTCATCATCTGCAACTGTAGACAATGTTCTGTCCGAGTGGAACAAGATAATCGAGGCTGGCGGTGTTGCTGGCAAAAAACCGCCTGAGACTGCATTTAATTACAACGCTACCGAGGTTGCTGATAGCACTAAGGCTTTGATTGAGGCAATCAGCAAAGTTGGTGGTCAGCCAAAGAAGAAAATAACTTTTGCTGGCGTAGAGCGCGATGTCGAGAAAGAGGGTTATGGGATTGACTTTCTTGACAAACTGTTATCGGGGAAACTTGGGGTCGATCCAAAAACCTCACAGAAAGTGGCAAACTCTTATGTTGCTGCTGTTGACGTTGTAGAAAATCTAATGCAAAAAGTCGCTTCAGGAAACGCAACTCCTGAAGAGATGGTGAAGGTTGAAGAGGCGGTTCAACTCGCGTCTTTGATTGAAAATGCTGCCCAAGGATACATAACCAATGTTGCTCAATCATTGGCTATTTTAAGAAACACGCGCCGCGCTGATGTGCAAATGTCAGATGTAATGGCAATGGTTGGCGAAGAGAAAGATATCAAACTGTTTGCCGCTGCGTATATAAATTCTAAAACGCCACAGGCAAGAGCAAACCTTATCAAGGCCCGAGCTCAAGGTAATACTTGGGAGAAAGTCTTTGGTGTTTATATTAATGGTCTGTTATCTAGACCTGGCACTCATTTGCGGAACGCCTTGTCCAACACAGTATTCATACCATATCGACTTGCAGAAAGAGGCATAGCCGCCGGTGTTGGCGCTACGCGCAGGATGATTGGTCTCGGTTCTACTGATGTATACAGATTTTCTGAGACTGGCGCAATTCTTGCCTCTACCCCCAAAGCAATTATGAACGGCTTCCAACTGGCTGCTCATGCTTTAAAAACTGGGGTTCCAAAAGACTTTAAAGACCCAATCAAGATTGCTAGGCAGCAATCTAGGATGGAGCTATTTAACACAAAAGGTGATCGCTCCCCGCTCGATTATGGTCTTCGGGCTTTAAATATTGTAGCGTCTGGGCCTGGCAGAGCATTGCTTACTGCTGATCAATTTTTTAAAGGCATCAACTATACCCATGAGTTGGCGGCAGAAGCCACAAGACTGCACATCAACACTTACTATGATGCCATCAAGGCTGGTAAATCAAGTAAGGAAGCAGAAGAAATAGCAAGCAAGGCGGCTGATGATTTGTTGAATGACCCGCCTGAATCTATATCCCAACTTGCTGAAGTCGGAACCTTTACTCAAAAGCTAGAAGGTGTTGCTGGAAAATTGCAGATGGCGGCGCAACCAAATTCTGCAATGGGGTTTGTTGTAAGAACGCAGTTGCCGTTTATTGGCACTCCTCTAAACATTTTTACGGAGTATGTTTCTCGCACTCCGCTTGGTCTTGTGAGCAAAAATTTGGTTGCTGATCTTAAGAAAGGCGGCACAAAAGAATCCGACATTGCCCTGACTAAAGTGGGCATGGGTTCAGCGGTTATGTATGCTACTAGCCAGCTTGCAGCCAATGGAAATATTACTGGCTCCGGCCCAGGGGATCGAGGGATTAGGCAAGCCATGGAGCGGCAAGGCTGGCGTCCATATAGCGTGATTGTTGATATAACTAATCTTACTGAAGAAGACAGGCAATCAATGTCAAAGTTCCCGCTGATGACAAGCATGGGTTCCGGGGACTATGAAGGTAAGTTATTTATCAGTTATCAAGGTATTGAGCCGGTTGGGGCGCTGCTGGCTGCTGGCGCTGATTACACGGATTATGTTCGTTATGAACAAGATGATAGCCGCGTTAACGCTGTAGCCGCTGGATATATTTTTGGTGTTGGCAACTATATGTTGACCCACCCATTTTTGCAGGGAGCATTTAATATTGTTGGTATTCTTGGCGGAAATATACCAAATACTAGAGAATATGTTTTGGGAGTTATGAACGGCATAGGGAAAATGGCTGGCGAAGTTAGTGGCAATCTTGCTCAACTCCAGTCAGGAACCGCCAAATCAATAGCGCAACAGTATGATCCTTTTAGGAGGGATTATCAAATCAACCCGAACGCTCCTGCTGGGTTCAAGGGTTTGTTTGATGGCTTCAACAAAATCAAGGCTCAGACTCCAGGTTTGTCTGAAGACTTCCCTCCGTTACTAAACATTTGGGGCGAGCCACAGAAGCATGAATATACTTGGTCGCCATTACGCATGACAAAAGGGACAATGCGGGAGGTAGACCAAGCGTTGATTCAGCTTGGCGTTAGTGTTCGTATGCCAAGCCGAGAGGTATCTGTTGCTGATGAAACAACTGGCATAACCGCGAAAACAAAACTCACGGCACAAGAATACAACCAGTTATTGATAATAGCCAACGACACACTTGGTCTTCAAGATCGGGTGATGGCTGTGATTAATAGATATGACGATTATCAGGGCAAGCAAAAACTAGATTTTCAAACCGCTATCAAACGTGAGTTTGAAGATGTGTTTTCAGATGCTAGAAAAATACTTGCTCAACAAAGTGACTTTTCTGAAGATATCAAGACTCGGATTGCTGAGAAGGCGGCGGTTCTTGAGGAATATGGCATGGGGGCTAAATAATGGCTATACCGATTTCTGATGTAACACGCCGGGTTGTTTACTCGGGTTCTGCTGGCGTTGGCCCGTACTCATTCAGTTTTGAGGTACTGGCTGAGACTGACCTGGCCGTCTACAAAGACCAAACGCTGTTGACCCTGACGACCGACTATTCGGTCACCATCAACGTGGACGGTACCGGCTCAGTCACGCTGGTAACTGCGGCAACGGCAGCAAACAATATCACCCTGGTTGGTGACCGTGCCATTGCACGAACCACCGACTTTGTGACGGGTGGTGACCTGTTCGCCAACAGCCTGAACGATGAGTTGGATAGCCTGACCATCTTTGCCCAGCAGGTCAAGGAAACTGCCGACCGTGGACTGAAAGCGCCAATCACCGACCCGACCGATGTCAACATGGTTCTGCCTATCAAGGCCAGCCGTATCGGCAAGACGTTGGCTTTTGATGATGACGGCAACCCGACCGTGGGCGAGGATATCGGTAACTGGCGTGGCGACTGGGCGGCTGATACCAGCTACACGGTGCGCGACTTAGTTAAAGACCCGGTTAACTCCAGCATCTACCGGGTGAACACGGCGCACACATCGAGCGGCTCTGCCCCGATATCGGGCAATGCTGACGTTGCCAAGTTTGACTTGGTGATTGATGCCACCGCCGTGGCGGACGCCGAGGCAGCACAAGCGGCAGCGGAAGCCGCCCAGGCTGCGGCAGAGGCTGCACAGGCGGCTGCTGAAACCGCCGAGACCAATGCAGCGGCCAGCGAGTCGGCGGCTGCCACAAGCGAATCTAACGCCTCTACGAGCGAAACCAATGCGGCATCGTCGGCATCTGCTGCATCGACCAGCGCAACCAATGCCGCGTCGAGCGCCAGCGCCGCCAGCACCAGCGAGACCAACGCGGCGTCATCAGCCAGCGCAGCCAGCACCAGCGCCAGCAACGCTGCGTCCAGTGCATCTGCTGCCAGCACATCGGCGACCAATGCCTCAAACAGCGCGACGGCTGCTGCGACTTCTGCCTCGGCTGCTAGTACCAGCGAAAGCAATGCCGCTTCCAGCGCCAGCAATGCCGCCACTAACGCCACCAATGCTGCCAATAGTGCCACGGCTGCGGCTGCGTCAGAGGCGGCGGCAGAAGCTGCCCTGGCATCATTCAATGCCACCTACCTGGGAGCGCAGGCCAGCGACCCATCGGTGGATAACGAGGGTGACCCGGTGACGTCGGGCGATTGGTATTTCAATACCAGCTCGAATATCAGCCGCATTTACAACGGCAGCACCTGGTCAAATGTTTCGGTTGACCCAGCCATTGTGGTGGCCAAGACTAGCAGCACCGGCGCGGCGGTTCTGCCGGTTGGCTCAACGGCACAGCGCGACGGCTCACCCGTCCAGGGCTATCTGCGGTTCAATTCGGATGACGGCGCGTTTGAGGGATACAACGGGAGCGCCTGGGCACCTGTTGGTGGCGGGGCAACTGGTGGCGGCAGCGATGCTGTGTTCGTCGAGAACGACCAAACGGTCACGACCAACTACACCATCCCGGCAAACAAGAACGCGATGTCAACCGGGCCTGTCACGGTAGACACCGGCGTCACAGTCACAGTCAGCAGCGGCAGTCGCTACGTTGTAATTTAAGGGGTAGATATGGCAATTACATTAGATGGAACCAGCGGCATCACAACGCCTGACATTACCAGTTCAGGCGCACTAGGTGTTGACGCAAGCGCACCCGACAACTCATTGGTTGTTGACTCCAGCGGTAACGTAGGTATTGGTACGAGTTCGCCAAGCACAAAGCTGCACTTGGAAACAGGTTCAGGTGATTTAATTACAACTATGGCTGGTGCATCACGCACATGGCAATTACGAAACCAAGCTGATGGTAATTTGGGTCTTTATGATTCAACAGCAGCAGCTTGGCGAACATTTTGGGACACCAGCGGTAACTTGCTGGTGGGCGGAACTTCTACTGCGTCAGTCGGTAAGGCTGTTTACATTCGGGCTGATGGGGCTAATAGCGCATATATTCAAATTGGTTCAACCGCATCTAGTTCTGATGCTGCTTACTTCTACAATTCTAATGGTTTGGTTGGAAGCATCACAACTAGCGGCTCATCCACCTCTTACAACACCTCATCCGACTACCGCCTAAAAGAAAACGTGGTGGGTGTTACTGGCGCATCTGCACGGGTGCAACAACTCAACCCTGTACGCTTCAACTTCATTGCCGACCCCGACAAAACAGTTGATGGTTTTCTCGCGCATGAGGTGCAGGACGTTGTGCCTGAAGCAATCACGGGGACTAAGGATGCGGTTGAAACTTATACAGATGACGAGGGCAACGAACAGACCCGCCCGGTCTACCAAGGCATTGACCAAAGCAAACTTGTGCCTTTGCTGACGGCTGCGCTGCAAGAGGCGATGACAAAGATTGAAACACTAGAGGCGCGTGTCGCCGCATTGGAGGCTGCATGAGCAAGATTGCATTGACGGGCGACGTCAGCGGTACTGGTACGCTGACCATTGCTGCGCCCAACACGAACACCGACAGGACGTTGACGCTACCTGATTCGGCTGGCACGATGATGCTGACCGACACCGGCGTGACTACGGCGCAGATGCCAGCGGGTAGTGTTATTCAGGCTGTGCAATATTACGACCCAAATAACGCAGGCAGTTATACAACTTCTACTACTTTTATTGCAAGCGGTATAAAAAAGTCTATTACTCCCATCTTTTCAAATAGTCTCATCATAATTCAAGCACATATATCAATGGCTTATGCAAGCAGCTCGGGGAAAGCTACGTTATATTTAAATGGTTCTCTAATGTCTGGAGCAGGTCAGTATGCAGTTGGTTATACCGTGCTTGGTTATGACAATTATTCGGGGTATTCCGTTAATGCACAATACCAAGCCACTTCAACAAGTGCTCTAGAGTTTGAAATATACGTTGCAGCACCCGCAGGAACATATACTTATATACACCCAACTGCAAGTGCTTCTATGACATTGTGGGAGATTGCAGCATGATTAATAAAGCGGATGCACTTCAATCTCTACGCCCCGGTGCTGAGTGGGTATTGCGTGGTGATGACCTAGAGTGGCTTGATACCAACCAAACACAACCAACTGAGGCTGAAATTCAAACTGAGATGGCTCGCCTACAAGCCGCACATGACGCGCAAGCCTACGCCCGTAGCCGTGCCGCAGAGTACCCCGCCATTGGTGACCAACTAGACGCCTTGTTTCACGCGGGTGTGTTCCCTGCTGACATGGCTGCAACTATTCAGGCGGTCAAAGACAAGTATCCCAAGGAGTCGGCATGAGTACAATAGCAGTTAACGCCATCACAGATGCCAGCGGCGGCAACACGGCAAGCATCAACGGGGCAACGCCGACCACCGACAACACGATGGGGCGCAATCGCATCATCAACGGGGCGATGGAGATTGATGCTAGGAACGCTGGTGCTGCGGTGACTACGAGCGCTAGTTATGTCGTTGATAGATTTCAATATCAAAATGACTCTGATGCAACACTATCTTTGCAACAAAGTTCAACTGCTCCCGCTGGCTTTTCAAAATCTATAGCGGTTACGGTTACTACCGCTGATGCAAGTGTAGGAGCAACACAATATTCCATGATTACCCAAAGAATTGAAGGCTTCAATATGGCCGACTTTGGGTGGGGAACGGCCAACGCAAAAACAGTAACTCTTTCATTTTGGGTGCGTTCATCTGTAACTGGAACTTTTGGCGGTGTTTTTAATAACGATGGCAGCGCAAGAAGTTATCCGTATACCTATTCAATAAATTCTGCTGACACTTGGGAATACAAAACAGTAACTATTGTTGGCGATACAAGCGGCACATGGTTAAGCACAAATGGTACCGGTATTCAGTTGAGGTGGGCTTTTGGAATGGGTTCTACTTATGCTGGAACCGCTGGCTCTTGGTCAGCTAATACTTATTTTGGTGCAAGTGGTTGCGTAAACCTTATCAGCACTCTCAACGCAACCTTCTACATCACAGGCGTCCAGCTTGAGGCAGGCAGCGTAGCCACCAGTTTTGAGCGCGTTGATTATTCGGAGATGCTCCGCAGGTGTCAGCGTTACTATCAAGTTTTAGGTGATGGGACAGACGCGGGTGTTGGGTCTGTTGGAGCAAGGTGGGTAACAAGGGACTACTTTGCTCAGATTTTCTATTTAACTAAAAGGGCGACGCCAACTGTTTCGGTCAAAAGCGGAACGGCGCAGTTAATGAATAACGGCTCTGCTCAAGGCGGTCTAACACCTACTTTTCAGTATATAGGTCGGGATTGCTGCTGTATGCGTGTTATTGGGACAACAGTAACCGATGGTGCTGCGTCTTATATACAGGGCGAATCACTAAAAGTTGCTATAACAGCGGAGTTATAAATGTACAAACTGACAATTGATTCAAAAACAGTTCAACGTCTATCCGACAACGCCTTCATCCCTTTTGACGAAGCCAACACAGACTACCAAGCCTATCTTGAGTGGCTGGCAGAGGGCAACACGCCCGAACCGGCTGACGAGGTGTAAGCATGCCCGGAGAGGTACAACTATCAGACGCACAAATTGACGCCATTGCAGAGAAGGCGGCAGAGAAGGCGTTCAACAAAATATATGCAGAAGTCGGCAAATCGGTGCTGACCAAGTTGGCATGGCTGACAGGTGCGGCTGTGATTGGTTTATTTATATGGCTAGGAGGGCACAACTCCCTGCCAAAATAGGGGAAGAAAATGATTGACCCAGTTAGCGCCTTTGCCC